GGGGCCGTTGATGTACAGGCGGTCGCCCTTCTTCTGCCAGCGGTTGGCCTCCATCTCATCGATCTCGCTCGGGCCGTTGATGTTGAGCTCGCTTTCGTGCGTTGCGCGCTCGACCTCGAAGTTCGTGGCGTCGGTGAGTTCGGACATAGAGAGTCTGCCTCTACATGGTAGTAATACACCCACCATAATAAGTCTTTGGTGGTAATGGGCCCATGCCTGTGTGAGATTGCTAAGTAACTCAGGCTCGCCGGCCCAGTAACGTCTGACGTACTCTTTTGAGGGCTCGGAACACTCGTCACGGTCAGATGGCCGAACCCGACGAACGTTCCGAACGCTCCGAACCCTACACGCTCGCCGTCTCGACACAGAAGGGCGGCGCCGGGAAGACGACCGTCGCGATCAACCTCGCCGGCGCGCTCGCTGATCGCGGGTGGAACGTCCTTCTGACCGACCTCGACCCCCAGGGCCACGCCACCGAGGGCGTCGGGATCCCCGAGGCATACGACGCCGATGGGCCGACGCTGCGCGAGGTGCTCGTCGAGCCGAACGGCGACGCCACGCTCCAGGACGTCATCGTCACGGCGCCGGAGTTCGACGTCGCGCCGGCGAACGCCGACATGGCCGCCGAGCCGCAACTGGAGAGCGCGCTCGCGAACTCGACCGGCGGCGAGAACCGGCTGGCGATCGCGCTCGGCCAGCTGGACGCGGGCGCGTATGACTTCGTGATCGTCGACTGCCCGCCGTCGCTCGGCGCGCTGACCGACAACGCCCTCGTGGCGACCGAGCGCGTGCTGATCCCAGCCAAGGCCACCGGGACGAGCAAGCGGGCGCTCGAACTGCTCTTGGACAAGATCGAGTTCCTCGAGTACACCAGCGGCGCCGACGTCCGCCCGGTCGGCGTCGTTGCCAACGAGGTCCGGCAGAGCAACGTCTCGGCCGAGACCGTCGAGTGGTTCCGCGACACGTTCGACGGCGCGATTCCGGTCTGGGAGCTTCGCAAGCGCGTCGCCCTCGAACGCGCCTGGGCCGCCGGGCGCTCGATCTACCAGCACGACGAGGAGGCTCCCCACGTCGTCGACGTCTTCGACGAGGTCGCCGATCACGTCGAGCAGGAGGCCCAGCGATGAGCGAGGACGATGACGAGCTGAGTGGACGCGCAGCGAAGTGGGCCCAGAAATCCGACCAGGCCCGGAACGACGATCGTTCCGAATTCTCCGATCGCTCCGAAGCTTCCGAACGTTCCGAACGCGATCAGAACACCGACGCCGGCAGCGATTCTCCCATGTCTTCCGAACCATCCGAACCTTCCGAACCCTCCGGTCGTTCCGATAGCTCCGACCCCTCCGATCGCGGCGAAGAGAGTCTGAACGTCAAACAGGACTGGTCGGAGCGGTATGTCTACCTGCCGCCGGAGCAACACCGCGAGGTCAACTCCGAGTTCGATCGGCTTGTCTACGAGTGCGGGCGCGATCTCGACTGGACGCCGAAGAAGAACCGCCACTACTACCCGGTGCTGACCGAGCGCGGCCTCGAGGCCATTCGAGAAATGGGGCCCGAAGAGTTCCGCGACGCCGTCGATGACGTCCGGGAGTAGTACCACCAGGCCTTAACCAACACTCGTGCCCGAAACAGCCGGACCGTTGGTTAAGATCAGACGCCGCCATCGATTTGTTTCGGGAGCCCGTAGCCTCAACCGGTCAGACGCAGGGGTCTGGATCCGCCAGGCTGTTTTTCGAGAGCGCAACCGGGCAGCTACTGGAGGATTCCTTCGTCGTTCTCGATCTCGCTACTCGAAGCCACCTGGCGACTGATCTCTATCGTGCTGGTCGTCGGCCCGACGCTGCTTTCGTTCCAGCGCTGCTCGGCGATCTCGCGAGCGAACTCGCGGACTTTCGTCGCAAGGTCAACGGCATCGTCCGTGACGTGGAGATGCCTCGGTGTCTCGTGGTGACGCTTGTGGATCTCGCCAGCATCGAGTAGCACCGAGTCCTCGTAGCCGAACTCGAAGCAAATCTTGTGGCCGTCGCGGTGTCGCCGGCCGACGGTGACCGTCATGGTCTTCAGCCGACCATCGTTATCGTAGTTCTCATCGATTTCGCGGACAGTGATTGGCACCTCGATCATATCAGCCACGAGGGCAGTCTACTGATTAAACCTCAGTCATACCCGAGGCGGAAGTGAAAGTAGTCCGTTACCGGTTCGCTGACCGGACTGCGGCGACGCCGTCCTCGATCGCCTCGGTGCTCTCCGGACCGATGCGAAGTTCGACGTCCTGTTCGGCGAGATACAGGCGCATCGTGAGCTTCGCGACGTCGACCTCGGCGGCAGCCTCGGCGAGCGTGAGCTCCTCTGCCTCGTAGCGAGCGACCGCCCGTTGGAGTCGCTCGTCGTCGACGTCCTCGAGGCGCTCAGTCGGCATGGTCTCCCTCGCCAGATCGGTCAGTGCCCGGCTCTACTTCGTAGGCGTCTCGTCCGAGCGGCTGCGAAAAGAACGCCCTCAGTAAGTCCCGAGCGGAAGGCAGGAACCGCACTCTCGACACTCCCATCTCACGGTGCCGTAGAACTTGGACAGGTCGCCAGTTCTTTCTTCGCCGCACGTCTCGCAGACCGCGGTGGTGGATGCCTGACGCTCTGCCCGCTCGACGAGATAGTCCGACGCTTCCCCGCCGCTGGGATTTTCGTCGGGTTTGATGCCGCTGCCGCTGACGATGTTCTTCGGGTGCGTCATTTGCAATCCTCGCAGATCGGGGCGTGTTCCGGTGGATCGGTTGGGTGGTTGATCTGCTCCCAGTTCGTCGTCGGTTCGCTGCATTTCCAGCACTCTGGCATACACCAATTCCTTTGTTTTCCAGCGTCTTAAGCCTTAGAAAGCCTGTTTTCAGCAGGCAGTTACAGCTAGTTTTGTACTCTGATTCGACCCCTCGGCTGTAGGAGCGCGATCGTGAGATGCCGCCCGTGGATTGATCACTCATCGGCATCCTCCACGATCGTTGACAGCCGCCGACACTCGGTGTGGGTCGTCTGGACGTACTCGCCGCGGTACGTGCGCTCGCTGTCCGCGCTCTCTGCCGCGTAGTCCTCGGTCGGCGCCTCGACGACGACCGTCTCGCGGTGTTCGGTGACAAACTCGAACTCCCACACGCCGGGGTCGCCATCTTGGAACGGCCCGTCGACGTGGACAACCTCGCCGCCGTCAGCGCGATCGAGCGCCCGTTCGCGAGCGGCCGCTTCGGAGTCGGCAGTGACGGCGACGACCTCGCTGTCGCTGAGCTCCTCGCCGACCCAAATCGCCCACGCGAGTTGGTCGGCGTTCCGGGCGGCAGGGTGTTCAGCGTCGTTCTCAGACATACCGATCGACCTCCAGAAACTGCCGGTAGGTCGGCCAGTCCTCTGTCGGGAGCTCCATCGTCCGCTCGCCAGCGATGCGGAATCGGTAGACGTCGTCGCTTCGGGAGATGAGTTTGACCTCGGTGTCAGTCTCGATGTGTCGATAGACGACCGTCTCGTCAGGCACATCGTGCTCGGTAGCAAGCGCCCTCTCGCGGCTACGCATCGGAACCTCCTCCTGTCCAGACACCCTGATCGTCCGCAACCCAGTCTTGGCCGCACGTCGGGCACGTCCACTCGTCGCCAGTAGACATGACGGGCAGCCCGCAGTAGTGCTCACTGTCCATCGGAGCCACCTTCCGGGTACCGGGAATCAGCAGCGGAGCGTTCTTGCTCACGTTGCCGATCGCGTCGGCATCGCGCCTCGCGAACGTGCGCGGGGAGACGCTCCCCGTGATCTGATGCCTCGGAATCGTTAGGCGTAAGGATGTCGTCGAACGCCGAGAGGACGGACTCAGCAGCCTCCGACATCATGTCGAGAACTAGCTCGAGTGCGGCCTGCATCGCTTCGCTGATCACGCCGACCTGGGCGCTGATCACCGCGCCTAGCGAGATCGTGTCGCCCGGCTCGGCGTCGATGCGCTCCTGGAGTGCTGGCCGCACGAGTATCCGCCCCTGGTTGTCCGCCGGCAGGATGCCACGGGCTTCGCGAACGGCCTGGTTCTCGGCCGGCGTCCGTGGATAGCCAGGGGCAGCTCGCTCGAGGACCCAGACATCGCCGCGATCCAAAACGCGATACTGGAGCGCCGGGCTTTCTGGATCGATGTTGGGTTCATCGCTGGTCATAGCGCCACCTCGTCGCGGAGATCGGCCGGCGGCCGAGCAGTCGGCGGCTGAGTCGCGATTCGGACGCGTTGGGCAGCGAGTGCGAGCGCCACGAAGTACGCCACCAAGAGGATGGCAAGCCCGGCAGCCACCAGTGAAGCGAGACCGTAGACCGGTGCTGACACACCAGCGAGCAGCGCCGCGGTGCCCCAGAACAGCACGCCGAACGGGGCAAGCTGCTCAGACAATCGGGCTGTCTGATGGATCGTCGTGCGGAGGAGATCACTCAGCATCGAGCATCGCCTCCTTGGCTTTCTGGATCCGCTTGAACTCGGCTTCGTCGCCGTCGCCCTGGTCGGGATGGACGTCCGCGGACAGGCGCCGGGCGACTGCCCGGACGACCGCGTCCGGCGCGTCGGACGCGACGCCCAGGACCTCGTGCGGGTCCTCGTCCAGCTCGTCCGTGCTCGAGCGCACCGGCGGCGCCGCGACAGCGTCCTCGTCGGCCGGCGGCAGGCGTGCGGTCTCCACAGTGTCCGCTGCGGTCTCGACCGCGCAGCGCTCGGCGAGGCGCTGGCGGCGAGCCCACAGCGCGATCGCACGGGCGTTCTCCCGCTGCGTCTCCCAGCGATCACAGCTGACCGCGTACTCGTGATCGGCCGCCTCACCCTCGCGCCGGAAGTACGCAGCGACACCGACGTCGTCGGGCCGATCGTGCTGGTGGGGGATGTTCGGTCTGTCAGCGTAGTGCTGGCTCGCCGTCTCGATCCGGACGCTGCCCTCGGTCGCTTCCCACTGCTCGAGCTCGTCGACGATGCTCTGGAACGACTCTTTGCGCGTGGGGCTGAGGTCTCCAGGGTAGGACTCGCGATCTTCAGCTGGCGTCCGTTCGTGGCCCGCGGGCCAGTCGATCTCGCGGGCCTGCTCGACGTTACTCATCAGGATCACCCAACGCTTCGTCGAGCCGATCGGCTGCACGCTGAATCGCTTCAGGGTCGCTGCGCTCGATCGCAGCGAGAAGATCGTCGCGCGCGTCGCGTACGCCATCCATATCTGGCGTGTCGTCGCCAGTGTACTCGTAGAGCCCACGCGTGACCTTCTGGACGAAGTGGTGGCTCGCGAGCCGGTTCAGACTCGTGTTGATGTCGCCCTTGTCGATCCCGGTCTCCTGGCGGAGGAGGTACGGGTTCGCGCGGCCTTCTGTTCGCATCACGTCGAGCACTTCCTCGTCGCGGTCATCGAGGTCCGGATCGACCATAGGTGGATCTTTTACTGCCATTACAAAGGCGTATTGTCTCTGTGCCAACTAAGTTCTTATCCCTACACTACGTTGGGCTTACGGAGTAAGAACTAAGTAACCAGAGGATAGACTATTGAGTACGAAGCGCGGGGACGGCCGGCAGAAAACTGCCGGCCGGGGCGGTGCAACGCCCCGACCCGGGCTTCAGGAGAAACCCGAACATGGCTACGAAACAGACCGACAAGAAGTTCACGCAAGACGTCGACCACACGTTCTTCGCCGTCCCCGCCGAGTGGGCCCACGCCGGCTCGCACGAGGACGTCGACAAAGAGACCGAGGCCCGCTACTACGCCGAACGAATCTGCGTCGAGCAGAAACTCGAAGGCGAGCGCGTTAGCCCCACCGAGATCGACTACTCGGAAGACGTTCAGATGTGGGTCCGCTACGAGGATCCCGAGACCGGCGACTACGTCGAGGAGGCCTACCGCGCTGCCGTGCTCGAGCGCGAAGGCGATGTGAAGTACATCCCAAAGGTCGTCCGCCGCGGTGGTGCGGACAAATTCAAGACCTCGATCGCTGTGCCGAAGAGCCGCGTCAGGGAGGGGCGGTGATCACGATGCAGGACATCTGTCGCGACGCCTGGAAGCGGCTCAACGAGACCACGCGCCATCAGGCCGAGCAGTTCGAATCGGTCATCTTGCACAACCACGTGGCCGCCCGTCTGCCCGAGGACGACGAACTACGCCGGCTGGTCGATCTCGCCGAACGGAGCTACGCGCTGGCGAACGACACTGACGATGACGAGATCGACACGGCGGCGTTCAGCGCTGGCGCGGAGCTCAACGACGCAGCCACTCAGCGCGTCGACGACGTCGTGGCCGAGCTGGTCGCCGAGCTCGACGACGAAACGCTCGACAACTGGCCGTCTTGGGAGGACGACGCGATTGAGGCCGCTCGCGAAGAGCGCGACGAGTTCTTCGGAGTGGATGACAACGACGGCCGCGAGGAGCCAACTCGGTCCGAGCCAGCGGACTTCGGCGGCGGCGAGAGCACGGGGGTGCAAGACCTATGAGCGACGACCTCTTGCCGATCCACGTCGGCGACCACGTCACGGACCGCGACGACGAGGACGACGACACGACGATGCTTGTCGTCGGGCTCGACACGCTCCAGGCCGACGCCTACGAGCTCGGCGACCCCGGCCCCACTGTCGCGGAGGTAAACCCCGAGCACCCCGAAGAAGACGACGTCGTCGAGGTGATCTTCGCGCGGCGCACCGATCTGGACGTCGAGAAGAAGCGCTACGCGTATCCACGCTCACGGCTCCGAATCGTCGAGCCCATCCACAACATCGATGCCGACCTGGACGGTGATCGCGATGCGTAAGCTCGACCGCGTCGCGATCGAGGAGGCACTCCGCGGTCAGGAGCTCCCCAACGACCAACCTGAGCACTGCCGGCGTTGTGGCGGCGAACTCTACGAGGGCCAGCCCGCCACCCTTCGGGTGACCCGGACGACCGGCGAGACGCGCTGGGAGATCGTGGCGATCTGGTGTCCCGTGTGCGCACCCCACGAGCTGGAGGCGTCGACGCTCGGCGCCGAGGACGCACTGGTGGAGATCGAGATCGCGACGGGACAGCTGCATCCAGACTCGTGGCTCCTGGCCGTCCGCCCCGACGTGATCGACATGGCCAGTGCGCGCGATGAGGGCGGGACGGACGTCGACGTCGAGGCCGTGCTCGTGGAGGTGCACGATGGCAGCAAGTGATCCCAACGGAGGGAGCGAGTTGCAACTCGGCCTCGAGCGGAACGCCCGCAACCGGCCGACCGGCCGCATCTACTGCGAGTGCTGTGGTCAGCGGGCGTCACGGCCAGAAGAGATCCCGCACGACGCCGGGTGTCCGTTAGCCGACGAGTGAGCGCTTCGCTTACGCGTCTTGGAGCCGTTTTCTGACGGCGGTTACGTACTCACGGACGCCGGGACGTATCCACTCTCGAGCTCTTCGTCGCGCTCGAACTCCACCGCGTACGCACCCCCGACCGGAGACGCACTGATCGTGACAGTCTCGGGGTCGGCCGGGATCGTGAACGCCATCGACCCGCTGGCACTCTCTTCTGGGTCGAGCGAGACGTCGAGTTGACTCCCGTCCGTCAGGACCGTCCACTCGCCTTCGGTCCCGTCGGCGGTGACCGTGAACTCGCCGGGGCTGATATCGAGCGCTGCATCCCCAACGTTGGTCAGCTCTAACGTGAGGATGAGGTACTGCTCGCCCTCGTCGGCTTCCCAGAACTGGTCCTCGCCCTCCTGGCGCAATGCATCGAACACGGTCGCGGTCCAGCTCGCGTCGAGCGTCGAGTCGGGATTGTCCGGCGAGATCGACTCGGCCGAGATCTCCGGCTGGGTGGGGAGGGTCGCCTCCGACTCACCGTCACCAGAGTTGTTGCCGTCCGATCCACCAGTGTCGCCGCCGTCGTCACCCCCACCATCTCCTGGACCGTCTGGATCGCTACCACCAGAACACCCAGCGAGCGGGGCGGTCAATGCACTACCCGACAGCAGCAGATATCGGCGTCGGTCCATGCACTATCCGCCATGGCCAACGCCCTTAGATATTATGACAAGAACAGATCAGTCAGCGACTATCGCTGTCTTCGCCGCCGAGTTCGATTTTCCCTCAACCCACTCCTCCATCAGCTGAGCGATCATCTGACTGCGTGAGGTGTCACGGCCGATCTCCTCGTTGGCCTTCAGGTCCCACATCTTGTCATCGAACTCCTCGACTAACTCCTCTTCAACGTAGACGCTGACGGTCTTTTTCTCACCGTCGTCTTCGGGCATGTCGTAGACTATTAGTCTAACACATAAAAAGCGTGATGCCAACAGTAGACCCATAACGACCACAAGCTATTAGACAATTAGGCCAATAGGGCATTGTAGATGAGTCAGACGACGATATATATCGACGACGACACGGTCGCCGAAATCGACGACCGGCGGCACAGCACCACGTCGCGAAGTAAGTGGATCAAGGAGGCGATCCAGGCACGACTCGACGCAGAGGACGATGATGTCTGGGAGGACGTCTCCTCGTCGTCCGACGACGACTCGGTTGAGGCGTAGCTCGCCAACCAATTGCAGACCGCCGCGCCCCACGCGGCGGCCGAAAACACCTAATGCGCATCCGATACCACCACCCCCCGAGGCCTTGTAATGCGGTCGGTACTTGCGGGATCCCTGTAGTATCGCGTGGATACTACACAGGAACCCACCAGTATCCGCTGTTTACTTCCGCCTGCGGCGGGGTGCTGAAACCGCAGGACTGCGCCGGGAATCACTCCCGAACTACTTTCACTCCGGTGGGTAATCAACTTGATAGGTACTCCCCTCGTCAGACTCGGTTAGCACCATGCCGGAAGTTAAACGAGGGGACGGCAGCAGCACCGAGGACCGTGGGGATCTCGTCCGGGTCGATCGGACGGATGACATCGATCGGATGCGTTACCGCTGTCCGCACGGTCACACGCGCTGGGACCCGACGAACTCTCACGCGTACTGTTCGACCTGCGCGAAAGCGCGGGAGTCCCACCCAGAAGCCGATCCGGAACACTACGAGCTGCTCGACAAGCGGACGGGCGAACTCATCTCGTGGTCGCGGATCGAGCTCATCGGGCGCTAAGGACGCCCACCCCGGAAGTTCAACCCCCCTTTATGTAGCAATCGCCAGAAGACGTCGACACATCGCGACACCGACCGACCGCGCTGGCCCATTCCAAAAGTTCAGCACGGCCGGTCCCCATCTGTCGCGGTCCACTGTCGGTCCGGGCGCACAGTCCACCGAGCAACCCGTTGCGCCTGCTGCGGGTCCCGTCGCGGGAGATCAGCAGGCAATCACAGTAGACACATGAGCCATTCCGACGCGACCGATAAAAGCGCTACCCCATCCGATCAGTCCACCGAACAGCCCGCCAACCCGTCACCACGCGACGTCAGCGCCGATCTGAGCGCGTTCCAGCGTGACCTGCTGTACGTGATCTACGCGAAGCGGGAGGCGGGACAGACGCCCCACGGCCTGTCGATCAAGGACGAGATGGAGGACTACTACCCGGACGAAGTCCATCACGGGCGGCTGTACCCCAACCTCGACACGCTCGTCGATCTCGGCATCGTCGAGAAGAGCGCGATCGACCTTCGGACGAACACGTACGAGGTCACCGAGTTCGGCATGGCGGTGATCACCGCGCGCAAAGAGTGGATCCAGTCGCTGCCCAACCGGGGGGGGGTTCGAATGACGCTCCGCGACCGCGTCCGCTCGCTGCTGGGCTTCGCTGATCCGGACGTCGACGCCAGACCCGACACGCCAACGACCACGCTGTCGATCGACGACATCGGCGCCGTGCTCGAGAACGAACGCCGGCGCGAAGTGACGCGCATCGTCGTTGATCACTACCAAGAAACCGAGCAGCCGGTAAGTCTCGGCGATCTTGCCGACGTCGTCGCCGCGCACGAGAACGACAAGCCACTCGACCTGGTTTCCAGCGACGAGCGGAAGCGCGTCTACGTCTCGCTGTACCAGATCCATCTCCCGAAGCTGGAGGACATGGGCGTCATCGTGTACGGCGACAATATGGACGCGATCACGCCGACGGCCGACGCAAACGCGGTCTGCGATATTCTCGAGACAGCACGGGACATCCAGGCCGACCCCGACAACGTGTCGGACGCGCCTCGGTCGGCGCTGGAGCGCGACACCCCCACCGGCGGCGATCTTCGCTACTACGACTCGCGCGACCTCGCTGAGACAGCCACGGAGAACAGAGGTGACCAAGCGTGACAGAAGATCGCGACTGGGAGACGATCGGCTTCGTCCAGTCTTCGCGGTACCGCTGCGAGGTACTCGAAGCGCTCGAAGAGCATCCGAAGACGCCGTCGACGCTCGCCGAAGAGACCGGGTCCGGCATCGCCCACCTCTCGCGAGCGCTGTCCAGCCTTCGCGACCGCGGGCTCGTCGACCTCCTCGTCGAAGAGGGTCGCAAAAAGGGCCGGATCTACGGCCTGACAGACGACGGCAAGGAGATCGCTGCGGCCATCCAGGAGGTGACCGTCTGATGGCGTACCAAGTCGACGGCACCTGCCGGCGCTGCGGTAAGGACCCCGAGAAGGTCTACCGTTGTCAAGAATGTGGGACGCCCGAGCCGCTGGACGGTGACCCGGACGACGAGGAGAGCGGCGACGCGGCGCTGATGACCGATGGCGGCCTCGACGAGGACGAGCTCGAGGAGACGAAGGAGGTCGGTGTCCCCAACAGCGAGGGCACCCCGCTGGGCGATGCATGGGTCGGTGGCAGCGACGCCGCCGCAGCTCGCCGCGCACTGAAGGACGCAGTCGACAAGCACGTCAACGACACGGACAACGGCGCCCGGGTTGGGACGGTGATCGACACGGCGATCGAGGACGCCGATGTCGACGTCCGTCTGGTCATCCGCCAGCTGAAGCTGCTCCTCGAGCAGGGCGATCTCTACAAACCGACAAGGGGGACAGTCAAACGGACGCTCGCGGACGGTGGCCGTGCCGAAGCGACCGACCGGGAGATCGCAACGGCGCTAGCCGACGACGCCGGCGCCGGCGTGATCGCCGAGGACCTCCAGGTCGGCGGCGCCGGTGTGACCTACCGCGGCCCTGGTCCGGCCGACGGAGGTGACGAGTGATGCAGCGGACCATCCTCGGGCTGTTCATCAGCCCGCCGGACAACGACCTCGAGTCCGCGCATGGCGACGAGACGTCCCTCCAGGTCGACGAGGTTCAGGAGACGTTCGATGGCCAGCGCGTCTACTCCGGCGAGGCGGCGACGCTTCGGACCGAAAAGCGCGAGGCGCCGATCATCAGCGACGACGGCGAGATCACGACTGTCCAACAGCGCTTCGACGCTCCACAGCACTGCAACTGGTTCGCGATGCCCGACGCCGATCCCGGCTTCGTCGCGGTCGACAGTAGCGCCGGCGAGTCCGCGTTCCATCTGATCGGCCAGGTCACCGGCAGCCTCGTACTGCCGGCGATCTACGGTGACCTGAACGGCTTCGCCGACTACGTCGAGCAGCGGAACGGCACGATCCACAGCGTGATCTGGAGCGACGGCGACGAGGCCGGGAGCTTCTACCGGGCGATCGGCTCCGATGACTCGATCCTGAAGCACGGCCTCAAGTCGTCGCTCAGCCAGTTCGCGTTTACCGTCGACTACGACGGCTTTCGCCTTGAGGGAACGGCCGCGAAGTCGGGGTACTGCGAGCTCTATTCACCCGACGACTGGGACGCCCTTCAGATGGCGCAGTTCATCGACGACGTCCTGCTGCAGTTCTCCGGCGTGAAGGACGTCGGGAGCGCCCAGGAGATCGCGACCGACAACACGATCGCCCAGCGCGCTCGCGAACAGCGTCAGCACGACGAAGGCGAGGGTGACGCCGAGGCCGACGACGGCGTCGACGCTGATCAGTCCCAACTCGACCAACTCGGGCAACTGGACAGCGTCACCGTGGCCGACGGAGGTGATGACGCGTGATTCTGACTGCAACGTGGGTCGCCGGTGTAGCGCTCATCGAAGCGGTTCACGGGCCAGAGGTCCACGAAGATGAGAGCGCCACCGAGACCGCGTTCTGGTTCATGGCGTTCGACCTCGCAATGGCGTGGGTGATCTTCGCATGAGCTCCGTCGATCGCTTCCTGCTCGAGGCCGCGGCCGAGGAGGGCGTCTCGGTCGGTCGCGAGGATGACCAGCTGGTCGTCGAGTGTTCCGAGCACAGCGAGGGCAAGATCGACACCGGCGTCGTCCACGACCTCGCTCGCGAGCACGATCTCGTCGTCGAGCGGACACTCGCAGACTTCGAGGGCGGCGACGTCGAGGTCATCCTGCGGATTCCCGGAGGTGAGGCCGATGGCGAGTGAGTTGCTGTTCGCGACGTACGCCTGCGGCAACCGCTACCACTTCGGCGAGGGCGACGTCGCACCATCGGTCTGCCCACACGACGACTGTGAGGCCGGCAAGGAGGGGGTGTACGTCGATGACTGAGCGCGAGATCGACATCGGCGACGTCGTCCTCGATCGGGCGCGGAACAAGCCGCTGCAGGTCGTCGAGACCGCACCCGAGACGGCAGCCGAGCACGACCACGTCGACGTCGCCGACGCGATGGCCCAGGAGTGGGGCGTCCAGGACGACGACCGCGTGCTTGAGTGCGTGTTCTTGCCGGCGGGCGAGGACACGGTCTCCAGTCCGCGGAAGACCTACGCCTACCCGGAGGGACGGCTGACGCGCTACCCCACCGAGGCGGCGCTGGACTCGATCCGAACAGTCCGGCATCCGGTCGACCAACAGCGCTTGCGGCAGGTCGCGACGACGGCCCAGCGCGCACTCACGCTCGACGAGGACGATCCCGGCGACGGGCCCGAGGACTACGAGACCGCGCTGCGGACGCTCGTCGGCGAGGCTGCGAAATACCTGCTCGACCCGGCGTTCGAGCGTGCTGAAGCCGGGCGGTTCGGCGGGGGTGATGACGGTGCGTAGCGCTCGCCGCTCGCATCCCGCCGCGGTCGAGTACAACATCGTCGACCGGCTGGGGCTGGTCAACGCCGAGGTCGTCGATACGCTAGACGAGCGGACGCGAGGTGGTGCCTGATGTCGTGTGAGCAGGCCGACCTTCGCGAGGAGCTCCTCGACGTCATCGACGAGCGGACGTCGCCCGACGAGCCCTGGATCTCGACCCGGTCGCTCTACCAGCTCGTCGACGCCAGCGCTGACGAGATCAAGGACGAGCTCTACCGGGCGAGCAACAGGGACGAACTCCTCGAATGGAGAGGGAAGTTCGCGGCGGCGGATCGCGACCGCCTGGTCGCCGTGATCGAGGCCGAGCGGGACGCCGATGCGACGCGCAGGAAGCTGATCGGGCGCGCCAACCGCCTGATGCAGGAGGTGAACGATGGCGAGTGATGAGTCTGCGGACGGTACTGAGCATCTGGAATGTGTCGATTGCGGGACCACTGAGAACGTCCAGCGGACTCCGCACTCACTGGCCGAGGCAGGCTTGGAGGGCAACCCCCCACTCTGTCCCGATTGCGATCGGAGGCGGTCGCGATGACTGCGGACGGGACTGATCAGCCGAGTCTCGATGATGTCGACGAATCGACTGCGCTCCGGGTCTACGACGCGCAGTTTGAGGGCTGCCACAACGTGAACGCTGACGAGGACCCGCGGCCGTGCATCTCGTTCTACGTGATGACGGACTTCGGGATCGCGCGCCTCTGTTCCGCGTACCGAGACGGGTTCGGCAACGAAGTCCATCGACTCGCTATCCCGAATCTCGGAGAGATCCCTGAGCGAGAGCGCGAGAGCATCGGTCGACACGCTGATCGAAAGACCCTCGAACTCGTCGACGCCGACGCGCTCCCGAGCCAGCGAGAGCCGCACGGAGAAGATCCCATTACGGGGCTCCAGATCGAGATCACTGGATTCGGCTTCGACGTGATGCCGTGGGCCGAACGCGAGTGCACCCGCTGCGGCCGACCTCTCGACGCAACGTCGGCTGATCGGTCCCCGGACGGGTGGCTCCACGAGGAGTGCAACCCATCGAACTGGGACGACGCTACTCTCGACGCGTTCGCAGGAGGTGAGGCGTGATGCCGTCAGACGGCACTGAGCAGGATACTGTTTTCGTATCAGGCTCAGGGAAAGGGCAACGTCTCCACACAAAACGGGATTGCGACCGGTTCCGAGTCGCAGAGACAGTTGTCGAGAAACTTGCATCGGCCTATCCTCCAGGGTACTACGAATGGTGCGAAACCTGCGGAGGTGAGCGGGATGTCTGAGGGCGGTGTTGAACGATTTGAGGAAGGCGATCGTGTGGTCCACGATCTCTACGGAGAGGGGTACATCGAGAGTGTCCTGGAGTTTCCGTATGTCGAGCTCGGATGGGACCACATCCCGACTTCCACGCTGAGAGTCCTCCGTTGGGATCTGGATTTGGTTGACGGAGGTGAGCAGGATGCCGAGTGACGATACTGACCGATCCTGTCCGGTAGACGGATGCGAGAATCCAGAACTCGATGACGTTTCAGAGAACGACGACGAGTTCGATTGGTTCTGCCACTGGTGCGGAAACCTGTTCGTCGAAACGGAGGGAGGTCTGGATGTCCAGTGACGGTACTGACCGATCCGGGCGGCCAGATAATCACGTCTCAGTCTTTCCGTATCCAGGCGGGAAGGGTCGAGAGGCTGACTGGATACTCGAGAAGATCCCACCGCACGATACTTTCGTCGACGTGTTCGGTGGCAGCGGCGCCATCATCTACAACAAGCCGCCGTCGACGAACGAGATCTACAACGACGTGAACGACGACCTCGTACAGTTCTTCGAGGTCCTTCGGACTCGGACTGACGAACTCGAGGAGTTCGTTCGGAACGTCCCGTACGCCCGTTCGGTGTACGACGAGTGGGTAGATGCCTTCTTCAACGGCTACCGTCCAGACGACCCAGTCGAGCGGGCTGGTCGCTTCTGGGCGCTCCGATACATGCAGTTCGCGGGCGACATGTCGATGGTCAACGGGTTCAAAGTCCGTGCGAAACGGTCGCCGTCACGGACGTTCGACAACGCTCGCGAGCGTCTACAGGAACTTGCCGACCGGTTCAGTGATGTGACGATCGAGAACCGCGACTGGCGGCGAATCCTCGGTACCTACGACGATACGGACGTCGACGTACTGTTCTACTGCGATCCGCCGTACGTCGATTCGGAGCACTACTACGGCGTCGAGTTCGACCACGCGGCGTTCGTCGACGCACTCGCCGACGTCGAATCAGACTGGATGGTGAGTTACGCCGAGCTGCCGGACGGGCTCGAGGAGATCGGGCACGTGCTCGCGCGTGATCGGCGGCACCGGATGTGCCGAAAGGCGTCAGACTCGACTGAACACCTGGTCTGTAGCTTCGACCCAGCAGAGCGCCCGCAGTTCCTCGAGTCCGGTAAACAGACGAAGTTGCTTACAGCGGCGGACGGCGGAAACGCCCGCGAAGTAGCACCGGGTACTGATCGCGACGGAGGTGGCGCCGATGCAGAGTGAGACCGTCATCGGTGGGTTCCTGACCGCCGCGCTCGGCCTCGGCCTGTTCGTGGTCGGCGCTGTCGCGATGCTGACGGCCCCGCGCCGGACCGACCTGATCGGTTGGGGCGGCGCGATGCTGCTCGGCGTCGGCGTCACGCTCGTCGCCGTCGGCTTCTCGGTCGCTGGAGGTGGTGCCTGATGCCGTCGACGAAGGAGCACCTCGAGCAGGCAGCCGAGCATCTGGAGGCCGTCGAGTGGGCGGACGTCGATTCGATCTCCGGGATCACAGTCTCGTCGTTCACCGGCCGGCTCCAGCGAGCCGCCAAGAACGCTCCCGACGAGCCGACAGACGAAACGCCGAAGGAGGCGTGGAAGCGCCACAACGAGTCCTTCGAGTACGAGGGCCCCGACGGCCCGGCCGAGTCGTGGTCGTCTGAGGACTACATCGAGCTCCACGATCGGCTGATCGGCCGCCGCGTTCAGTGGTACTGCCAGTACTGCAGTACGGCGCCGTTTCGCAGTCTCAAGAAGGCCCGGCGCCACGTCGGGCAGCAGCACGGCGAGCACCTATACGAAAAGTACGGTGGTCGCGATGAGTAGCGACCACACCGAGCTCTCGCCGGCGCCGACCACCGAGAACGTCGTCGACCTCGGCCTCCAGGCGGAGTCCCCGTGGTGGTGCTGGCCGCGGCCGCGCTGCTCGCGATCGTCGCGATCAACGGAGGTGGCGTCTGACGTGCGTCCGACGTGTCAGGCGGTTCGAACGCGAGCATTTAAGAAGCGAGACTCCGTGGCACTCCGTAATCAGGATAGGACGACACTGACACGCGGACGGCACACCCGCAGCTCGCGGGTTGTGGAGCCGGGTAGTAGGATATCTGGCTCTTACCCCCCGAGCGTGATAAGTTTACCGGATACCGGTAGCTGTGCGTTTCTTCAGCGCAGTCCGAATCCGGCCGCCGTCACCGCTTTGCACCGCAGCTAACCACCAGTCGAGAGACGACCATGAGCAAGAGCCAGATTCAGACCCACAGCACCGAGATCGCACAGCCCACGAACGAGACCGAGACCGACTACGCCGGATCGCTCCCGCGCTGCACGGAGTGTTCCGTCATCATCCCGAGCACGTCCCGCCTTGACGACGGGATGTTCGAGTGCCCGCACTGTCGTGGCGTCTTCGAGCCCTGGGAGGTGTTCGACCTGTGAAGCTCGACGCCGAGGACCTCGTCGATCGCCTCGAAGCGCTGGAGGATCGGGTTGACGATCTCCAGGCCGAGAAGGAGCGCCTTCAGGAGGATCTCGCAGCGGAGCGCAAGCGAAGCGCGGAACTCGAAGAGCGCGTCGCCGAGCTCGAGGAGCAGCCGACGCTTAGGATGAAAGGTGGAGAAGATATCAAACATATCTGGGTAGAGGACATCCCGCTCGGGCTGACTGTCAGAAAGAACAAGAGCCGAGCCCAGGATCTCGACGAGCGCGTGTGGGATCTCGAGCGTGGCGAGGCCGATCTCTCCGAGCTGATGGCTGCCCCGTCGGCGGAGATGCTCCCGATCCAGCGCAAGACGGCCGAGCGGAAGGCCGGCAACCACGACCTCAAGGGCAACGGTCTGCGCGCGACGTACATCTGGTCGGAGCTGGCCGAGCACAGCCGTCGCGAGGCCGGGAAGGTGAAGCTGGACTCCGTCCAGGTGCGGAACATCCTCTCGAAGCACCGCCTCCGGAAGGACAACAACACGGTGCGGCGCACGATGCGCTTTGTCGCCAAGTGGACGTCCTCGAAGCCGAAGGAGGAGCGCGATGCACAGGATGGCGATAACCTGTTCTGCTTCATCCCCGGCAGCGAGAACAACACGGGCTCGAAGTCCGTGCTCGTGGCGAACGCCGACGCGTGGGACGAGTGGGTCGCCGAGCTCGAAGATGCCGATCGGCCGACGTCCAGCGACCACGCGGACGTCGGCACTGACGATGTCGAACAGGAAGCCGCGGAAGAGATGGCGCAGCTGACCCAGAACGCTCAGCCGATCGCGGACGGCGGCAAGGACGTCGACGACGAATCCAGCGACCGAGGTGACAGCGTTACACTGTCGTAATCCGCCTACCGCCGAGGCCGTAATCCACGCCTCACACGACCTGCCACCTAGATGAGGACCGGCCGTAAATTGCGGCTGGTCTGATGCGTACAAACGGTTGGCTACTGTGGGGTGTAACGTCTTCTCTTTCTCTTCTCCCGCGGGAGAAGAGAAAGGAAGCGTTCTCGCAGATTACGCCGGGCGGCACAACGGTGTTACGACAGTGTAATGCTGACCGGCGGCAGGTCGAGACGACTACGACAGAACACACGACACATCATGCACGACAACACGACTGGACGGACGAACCGAACAAAAGACGCGGTGGAGGGGTGCGAGATCGAGGGGGAGCAACAGGATGGGGGTAGTGATCCCTCGGTCTCCGACGATGAGGTGATGGCTGCCCTGCGCGAGGCGTGGGACGCCGGCGACCGTGATCTGCTCGAGGGCGGCGTTCCACCGACCAAGGTCGCTGCACGCGTTGCGCTCTCCCGGTCCGGTGCCGATACCCGGTTGCGCGAGCTCGGACGCCAGGGCCGAGTCGATCTGGTCTGGGGCATTAACCCAGACACGTACCGCGCCCGGCGCAGTTACGCCCCCGCTGACGAAGTAGAGAATCCGATCCATGATCTTCCTGGCGACACGAGACGAGGTGCAACTGCAGATGACTGACGACGATTCAGCACCGATCCCCGAGGACGTCCAGAAGCTCCCGCACACGGCAAAACTCGTCTACCGCACACTCGCCGATGCGAACGACCCGCTCCGCGCCACGGCGGTCGCCGAGCGCTGCGCGATCCCCGAGCGGACGGCCCGGGATGCGCTGCAACGCCTCGTCGAGGAGACCGACAGTGTGGAGCGGCGTCCGGTCACCGGCCGCGAAAACCTGTTTTTGGTTGCCTGATACTCCTGAAACGTCGCAAGATGTTGCGACGTCTGTGGGTTTGATACGTCAGCACGCCCTCCCTGTCACCAAGACGACTGTTCGTACGGGGGTCTGATCGAGGGCACGATGACGTCCGGCCCCTCCCGAGCAGTCGTCACTCTCTCCTACCCATGAGTTCTACCGCCTCCCCTTTCACATCCAGCGACGACCGCCAGACGCTCACGCCGGGCCAGGTCTTCAAGGAGTTGATCTGGCACCACCCGACGATCTGCCGGCAGTGCTTCGAGCGCGTCGCCGTCGACGACGTCCTGGACGGCCACGACAAGATCTCGAAGGATCCCTGCGGCGAGCGCACGGTGATCGTCGAGGAGCACCCGACCCAGACCGACTCGCCGGGCGTCCCCGACATGGACGTCGAGACGTGCGGCGAGTACGGCGCCGTCTACCGCGTTGAAGGGCGACGAACCTGCCCGGGATGTGGCGATGTCGGGATGCAGAACCGCGACGACGCCCTCTCGAAGCGCGAGGCCACTCGGCGGGTCGAAGCGATCCACGCCCGCCTCGAGGAGCAGGGCGTCGACGCCGATCTGGAGCTGATGAAGCGGACGGTCTGCCGGGGGAAGCAAAAAGAGAAGCTGGCGAACCGCGATCGCGCGATCTTCGCGAAGGCTACTCAACTGGGTGTCCGGAGGGCACTCCGATGAGGGTCGTCCACACCGAGATCCTGGGTCAACGCGTTCAGGGCAACGTCGTCGACGAGCGGATCGCGGCGAACATCGGCACCGGCCCAGTTCGCGAGCTCGTCGTCGACGTCGACGGCGCCGGCCGCTACCCAGTCCCGGCGTCGGCAGTCGAGCCAGCATCCCGATGACGGCGTAAGTCCCAGTTCGGGCAGCCCGAGGGTCTGCATCGCTCCAGGACGGCGTCCTGACCGCGCCGGGAGCGACGTCCAGCCCGAGGATTCGCGGGGCAACCGCGAGCCGGGCGCCGCGGTGGACGTCCCGGTCCCCATCCCGGCCCGGCGCTCCCGTCGCTGGTCATCCAGCGAGCATCCCCCTACTCCCCTTTCGACACAGAGCCCGGAGCTGAGAAGGACAACCACCGCGTCCGCAAGTGGACACGGCCGCGGCGATCGCCGGTTCAAATCCGGCCTTGGGCACTTTTTCCATGTCACTACCATCAGACGTCGACGAGCTCCCGGAGGACCTGATCTACGACGATCGGGCCCGAACGCTGTTCGTCGACGCCATCAGGGCGATCCGAGCGCGGCTATTCGGCATCCCCCGATCCGATGACGCCGTCTCGCTGGTCGCGACCGCGAGTCGTGACGAAGTCGTGACGGCGCTGGCACAGCACGGCTACACGCCGAACTGGCTGCTCTCGTATCACTACGAGGGCGAAGACGCGAATCTCGTCCGGTTCTACTACGACCCGGACTCGGAGTTCCCGTTCCGGCAGGTTCACGTCCGCCTGTTCATCGACGAGCTCCCCGAGGGCGAGATCGGCATTGCGGCCCACGAGGAGGCGTCGGCGCTAACTCATCGCGAGGCTCATCTCGCCGAGGAGACGTTCGACCGCGAGCGTGGCGTCGAGATGGTCCGCGAGGAGCTGGCGCTGTTCGACGTCACCGTCAACGATGCATCATGAGTACGAAACATCCACAGCGGCCCTGGTACTGCTCGGACTCACTCGTAGACGCGTATCGCGAGATCGAGGCGCGCGGAGGTAACCTCACGATGCTCAAGCACCTGAAGGTCGTCCGCGCGATCGTCACCAACATCCTGGTCGTCGGGATCGCGTTCTACGTGGTCGGCTCCGGCGCCGATGCGACGGTGATCGGTACGACCGCCATCTCCGCGCTGGCGCTGCTCAACGGCATCGAGGTCTCCGAGTGGATTGCCGCGAAGCAAGCGCTCGAAGAACTCGACCTCGAGCAGCGGAGGGAGAAGTGATGGCGCCCAAGCAACCCTACCGCGCCCTCCGGGCTGGCTTCGGCGCCGTCCTACTCGCACTGGTCGTCGGCCTGTGGGCTCACGGTCAGCTGGCAGGTGAGCCGATGGGGACGCTCTGGGAGCTCGTCATCCTGGCGCTGGTGCTCGCCGGCGGCTACTCGGTGTTCGGCGAGCAGACGATGACGAGCGCCGTCGACACCGCCCAGGACCTCCAGGGCGGCGGCGACCAGGAGGGCGACGATGGCTGACGACGGCGACGATCAGGAGCACGAAGACAGCCCGGCCCGCGAGGACTGTCCCTGGAACGTGACAGACTGATGGGCCGAACAACCATCTCGCTCTCGTCGGAGCGGAAGGCCGAGTTCGACGCCGCGAAGCCCGACGACATGAGCGGCGACGAATTCATCGGCGCACTAATCGCCACCTGGCGCGACGACGGCGCGAATTCATCGACCGACTCGGACGCCGATCTTGACGACGTTCTGGGCCGGCTGGACGACCTCGAAGCCTCGATCCCGAAGCAAACGGCCAACGAGATCGCCAGAAAGCGACGATGAATAGGGTTTGAATTCATGACTGACATCCTCGTCGAGCCGGACGACACTGCAGCCCAGCTGCGCGAGTACGTCCGCGACAACCCTGGCGTCCGGAAGGACGAGTACGACTACGACGACGTCGACCCGGTCCAGGGCGCGTGCTACCTACTCGCCGAGGCCTACTTCCATGCCGCCGGCGGGCGCGACGCGTTCGACGTCTACCGTCTCGACTGGACCGACGTCGATCCTGACTACGAGGGCGCCCACTGGTTCCTGCGTCGCACCGCGGACGACGATGTCGTCGATCTCTCGCTGCCGACACCGGCGGACGGCGACACCGTCCCCTGGTGTCAGGCACGACACCGGGCGTTCATCACCGGTTACACGCCGTCGAACCGCGCGGAAACCGCCCTCGAGGCGCTCGGGCTGGACTCCTAGAAACAACCCCTCATGAGCGACAACAAGTGTCCCGGGACGAACAACGAGGGCGAGCCCTGCGGCCTCGACGCCGGCTGGGGGACCGAGAACGACTCGGGGCCGTGCAAGTTCCACGGCGGCGCCGGCGGCGACGTCGGTGATCCCGGCGGGGCGCCCGAGGACAACACGAACGCCGTCACCCACGGCGCCTACGCGGAGGCGAACTCGTACTACCAGAACGTCCTGGACGACGAGCTCCGCGAGTTCGTGGACGACGTCTTCGCGGACTACCTCGAGAAGTACCGCGACCTCCACGGCGACCCGCCGCTCGGGATCGAGTCGGAGCTCTTCCGGATCGCCGTCACCCACGCGAAGGACATCGGACTCGATCGCTGGGCCGACGAGAAGCCCGAAGGCCTGGAGAGCGGCCACCCGCTCGTCGACGAGGAGACCGAAATCGTCCCGATCGGCGAGGGCGAGATCGAGACGCAGCGCCGCTACCGCGAGTCGGTCGTGCTGGCAGCCCAGAAGAAGCTCTCCAACGACCGCCGGATGTGGCTGAAGGATCTCGGTCTCCTGGAGGATCCCGACTCCCAGGACGCCCAGGCGAAGGAAGACGTCGCTGACGCCCTGCGCGAGGTGCTCCAATGAGCACGACCACCAGCTCCGACGCCGGCGTCGATGTCGACACGATCCGGGACGTCATGTCGCAGTACGCGCCGTCGACGGGCCCCGATCGCTACGCCCGGTTCATCGAGGACCTGCTCGATCTCAAGCGGACGTTCGTCCAGGACCGGATCCTTGCCGCCCTCCACGAGCACGAGCAGGTGGTCGTCTCGGCGGCGAACGGCGTTGGGAAGTCCTACATCGCAGCGGCCGGCGGCGTCGCCGCGCTGCACTGCAACTCGGACACGATCGTCAACGTCACCGCAGGGACGTCGGGCACCCTCAAAACGAACATCTGGAAGCCCGCCCGGTCGCTCTACCGTGACAGCCCGCTGCCGGCGATGTTCGGCGGGCGCACGATGGACGGCGATCGTGAGATCCGCACCGGCCTGGACGACGAGTGGTTCTTCGAGTGCGTCTCGCCCCGGTATCCCGACGACCTCCAGGGCCCGCACAACGACCATGTCATCTACATCGTCGAGGAGGCGGACAAGCCGGGCGTCACGGCCGACCACATCGAGGCCGTCCGGTCGACCGCGACCGACGCCGACGACCGCATCCTCGTCATCTCGAACCCGCCGGATGGCAGCGGTAACGTCGTCCACCAGCTGATCGAGAACGACGAGTGGCACCACCTGCAGTTACCCACCTGGGACTGCCACAACGTCCGGCTCGATCGCGGCCTGGAGGATGGCGAGGAGATCGGCGGGCTCGCCACCACCCACAAGCTGCGGAAGGACTGGCGGGAGTACCACGACGAGCCCTGGCCCGGGCTCGAGCAGGCGATCGAGTGGTCGGACCCGTGGCTCGGCGCCGAGCCCGAGGACCGCAGCGCCGTCCTGCCCGACGACCGCACCCAGCTCCCGAACGACGAGTTCCGCGAGGATCTCCACTCGCTGTGGTACCGCCGGCGCTGCGGGATCGTCCCGCCGGGCGGCGCCAGCGTGCTCCGCCCGATCGAGCCCGGCGACGTCCGCGCGGCCTACGACCGGCAGCCAGGCCAGGTACGGGAGACCCCGGCGTCGGTCGGGATCGACGTCGCCCGCACCACGGACAACACCGTGATGATCGGACTTCACGATCTCGAGCTCCGGGTGCACTACGCGGAGCAGGGCGACAACCACGAGCAACAGAAGCCCGAGGTCGTCGACGGGACGGCGTCGACGCCCGGTCTGAGCGAGTGGCCGGCGCCGGACGTCGCCGTGGACAAGGGCTACGCACCCGGTTTCCACGACTACGTCAACGACCGGTGTCCCAACGTCGTCGGGTTCCAGAACGGGACGAAGCCAGTCACGCTGACTCGCTGGAAGGACAAGTGGGCTGAGGCGCTCCACCACCTCGGCGAGTTCCTCGAGGAGGGCGGCTCGATCGCGAGCCAGCAGCTCCGGAAGGAGGCGCTCGCCGCTGCCCGCGCCATCCAGTACGAGGAGCGGACGCTGGACTCCCGTGGCAAGAACGGCGCCGAGGTCTACCAGGCGACCTCGAAGGACGCGATCAAGGAGGAACTCGGCCACTCGCCGGACTACCTCGACGCAGCGTTGATGGCGATCTGGGTCGACCGCGTCGACTTCGAGGACGAGAAGCCCTCACCAACTTGGTAACTTTTCCATGAGTACGAACACAGACGACGGCGAGCAGCTGGACGCCGGCGAGGTCGCGGTCCGGGCGAACGCCGTCATCGACGGGTTGCGGCGATCGCTCGCGAACGAGCTCGGCGACTCCGGGCACCAGGCGCGCGACTGGTACAACACCTTCGGCTGGCCGAACCGCGGCAACAACGCCGACTGGGACGCCGACAACTACTACGCGCTCTACCTGCGGAACGCCTACGCGTACGCTGTCGTCGCCCAGAAGCCGAAGACGACGTGGAAGCACGAGCCCGAGGTTCGCGACCGCGTCGACCAAGAGGAGGACGCGCAGCGCGAGCCGACCGAGTTCGAGCACGCGATCACGAAGCTCGACCGCGAGCACGACCTCTGGCACTACGCCCACCGCGTCGACCGGATGGCCGGGATCGGCCGCCACGGGCTGCTGGTGATCGACTACGCTGACACCAACGGCCCGGAGGACTTCGAGGAGCCGTTCACCGGCGTCGAGAACGCCAGCGGACTCGACATGATCAATGGCTACCGGGTCTACCCGGAGCCGATGATCGAGGACATCGAGTGGGGCGGTCCCGGATCGGATCGCTGGGGACAGCCCGTCGAGTACACGATCGACCTCGGTGACGACGCCGACGCCGGCACCCAGGACGAGCAGAACACGACGCTCACCGTCCACCACTCGCGGGTCGTCGACGTCCCGGCGCGCGTCCTGGACGACGACGAGACCCGTGCCCGGCCGCGCCAGGAGCCGGTCCTGAACAACATCCTCGACATCGAGAAGGCGCTCGGGTCGACCGCGGAGCTCTCCTACCGGGCAGCCGACTACGGCCTGAACGTCAACCTCGACCCGGAGAAGGTCGACACGTCGGGCGACGCGCTCGACATGATGGAGGAGGACCTCCAGAACTGGTACCACGGCCTGCAGCCGTTCCTCCGGACGACCGGCGCCGACGTCGAGCGCCTCGGCGGCGAGGTGAAGGATCCGACGGGGATCGTCGACAACAACGTTCGGGCGATCTCGACGCAGACGGGGATCCCGCAGCGCGTCCTCGAGGGCGCATCGCTGGGCGAGCTCGCGAGCGCCGAGAAGGACGAGCGCCAGTACTTCGGCATGATCTCCGAGCGCCAGGAGCAGTACGCCGAGCCCTACATCGCCCGCGCCATCATCAACCACCATCTCGACGACGGCGTCCTGCCCGACTTCAAGGGCGACTGGTACGACATCATCTGGTCGGACCTGACGGAACTCTCCGAGCAGGAGGAGGCCGACGTGATGGAGACTCGGTCGACCGTGGTGACGAACCTCCAGACCGCCGTCCCTGGACTGAGCGGCGAGCGCGCCGAGGAGTTCGTCGAGACGGGCGAGTTCCCTGAGCGGGAGGAGGCGACGGGCAATGCCCCTCTTGACGAGGACGATCCACGGGTGAGGGAGGCATTTTTTCGGATGAGCGGTAGCGCGACGGCGAACGACTGGACGCCCGAACTCCATCCGCGGGATGGCGAGGGAAAGTTTGCATCGGTTCCGGGGAGTGGGATAGCTGACATGTTAGATGAGGTGCATGAATCGTTCTTCTCACGCTCGTCGGATGTCAATATCGGCGGCCGAGATGTCGAGGGGTCGCCAGTCCTCCGGGAAGCGTTCGATCGCGAGAACACGCCACTCAAACAGGCGTCTCTTGACGCGCTTGATGATTCGTTCGTCAAGGAGAAATCCTACGGGCCGGATCGGCACGGTTCCCACTCCGAGTTCAACGCGTGGCGGGAGGAGCAGAGTGGCAGTCTGCTCAACGACAACACTGCCGAGTTGTGGGGGGCTGCCATCGACGACACGGGGAACGACAACGTCCCGGAGGATGCTGTTGCCGATCCCACGACATACGGGGATCCACTCCCGGCGGTCTCGGGCGATGAGCCGACGACGGCCATCGGCGATAGTGTAAGTACCACACGGGATGTCATGCGCCAGATATTCGGTGACCGCGTCCCCGTGGTGCGCGGCGTTTCGGGCGAATTCGCCGAAGAGATCCGCGGGGCGAGAGAGAATGGCGAGGAAATCGAACTCGAACACCGCGCGCTCGAAAGCTGGACGACGCTCCCCGAACACGCCCAGCAGTTCGCTAATGAAGGCGACGGTGACGGGGTTCTTATCACGACAGAAGTTCCGGTTGAGCAGGTCTACGGGGCCAGCCACACGACGCCGGCGCTCCACGAAGAGGAGAACGAAATCATCGCCGCGCTGGACAGTTCCGAGACGTACAGCCCGGAGCAGATCCACGACGGGTCCGACGAGGGGCTTCGTGCGGCCTATTCGCGGCTGGAGGGTTCACAATGAGGATACCAACTGATCAGTCGGACTGGTTACGCCGTGTCGATGCTCGGCGTTCGTACCGGCGGGCGGGGCTATCGGTCACCGCCAACGCCACCCGCTACTCCGAGGGCGACGAGGTCGACACCCCTGACGGCGTCGGCGTGGTGGTCGAGATCCGCACCGAGGACTTCGAGGGCCCGGACGGTGACGTCGAGGCGTCGGAGGACTCGCCCGCGTTCGTGGTCGGTACCGAGGACGGCGCCGCGGTGTTCCGCTCCTCGGAGCTCGAGAGCACGACGATCGACGTCGACATCGACGATCCGGCGGCCCAGCTGACGAGCAACGCCGCGGACATCTACGACCCGACGCGGCGGGACCTCCTCCAGGCCATCGGGCTGCGCGGCAACCGGGACGGCCACTTCTCCTGGCCGGACAGCTGGGAGGAGTCGGATACGCCAGCGCGGATCATCGCCCTCAAGGCGTGGGCTGGCCTTGGGGGACAATTCACCACCTGTCGGCGTGAGATGGGCGGCGAGATCTCGAACCCGAACCGCTTCTGCGCTGACTTCAAGGACCGCATCCTCGGCTGGGAGGGCTGGAGGGAAGGCGGATGAGCGCTACAATGACTCCGACGGCCAACCGGCAGGGCCGGGCGACGTCGACGGTCGTCGAGGAGCAGTTCCTCCAGGAGATGCGCCGGCGCTGGCGCACCGTCCGCGGTCTGGTCCGCCAGACCGTCGGCTACAAGAACGACGCCTTTGGCCTGCGAGCGAACGCCGAGGAGCGCGAGGCGTTCGACTTCCCGACCGATCGGGGTAAGGTCGAACAGTTCTCTCGGTGGCTCAGTCGGCTCATTCGAGATGAGGTCCTCGAGCCGGTCGACGCCGACGGGGTCGCCGAGGGCGCCCACTGGACGGCATCGTTCATCCGATCGGCCGTGATCCGTGGGTCGAACCAGGCGACCGGGTTGCTCATGCAGCGCGGCGCCGGCGTTGAGAACATCCCCGATTCGGAGGTCGTCCAGCGGCCGATCTACGCCAAGACGCTCCGAGATCTCTACACCCGGACCTACGAGAACTTGCAGTCGGTCACCGAGGACGCGGCGCCGCAGGTCCGCGAGACGGTCACCCAGGGGTTCGCCGAGGGATGGAACCCGCGGAAGATGGCCCGGGAGCTGACGTCGGAGATCCGTGACATCCAGCGCACCCAGGCGGAGACGCTGGCTCGGTCGGAGACGATACACGCCCACAGCGAGTCGACGCTCACTACCTACGAGCGCGCCGGCGTCGACACCGTCAGTCACGGGGAGTGGCAGGCGACGCAGGACGACCGGACGTGTTCGTTCTGCCGGCGTCTCTCCGACGCCGAGCTCGCGATCGACGAGATGCGCTCGGGTGCCGTCGAGTGGCGCGGCCAGGTCTACCGGCTGCAGCCGCCGGCGCACCCGAACGGCCGGTGCGTGATCCTGCCGAGCGTCGGTGGTGAGCCGCCGACGTCGCCGCTGGCCGAGCGCGTGCCCGGAACTGTGCTTTCAGGAGCCTGATACCATGCACTACACACTCATCGCCAACAGCGTCGACCCCGAGCAGGTGGAAGAGCGGACGATCGACGGCGATCGCCACCTGGTCGCGAAGAACGTCACCTTCATCCGGCCGATGGAGCTGGCCGGCGGGTACGTCCCCGAGCAGTCGGTCGCCAACTCGGTGCCGGCGTGGGACGAGCAGCCGCTGACGATCAACCACCCGAAGAACCTCCCGGACCGGCCGTGGTACGACGACGATCACGGCGGCTTCTACGTCTCGGCCAACGACGAGGAGGTCCGCCAGCGAAAGGTCATCGGCCACGCCGAGAACCCGTCGCTGAACGACGACGGGTCGGTCTCGGCGGACCTCGCCCACAACGTCGAGCGCCTCGAGGCGATCGCGAACGGCGAGGCCGTGGCGCGCGAGGACGCCGACGCCGCGACCGAGCTCCTGGAGGCACTCGAGAACGGCGATCCGTTCGACGTCTCCAGCCAGTACTTCCCGCAGCCGCTCCCGCCGGGCGAGTACGACGGCGAGCACCGGGAAGAGGTCGAGGCGATCGCGAACGCCGACAGCATCGCGATCCTGCCGACGAAGCCCGGCGTCTGTTCGCTCGAGGACGGCTGTGGGTTCAAGCCCCAGCAGGCGACGGCGAACGCCGACGTCGTCCGAGCCCCGGTCGCGAACGCCGGGACAAGTGATGACCCCACCGGAGCGAGCTCTTCCGGCAGCGACACTACCGGCAACGCGAGCGACAACCCTCTGGCCGACGTCGATCCTGCGGATGTCGATGACTGGCCGGCTGACGGCGAGCCATCGGAGAACACGCTGCTCGAACTCGGGCGTCGACTTGCGTCGACGGTCGGACTATCGGGCGCATCGAGCGGAGACGAGCCGGCGGAATCCGGTACGGGCGCCGAGGGCACGCCCTCGGCAAACGGTTCTGACCCGGGTTCGGACCTGGGATCCAACATGAAACGAGACGAACTCATCGACGAGATCACGTCGAACAGCGAGATCAAGCGCGAGTCGCTGGAGGGCATGGGCGACACCTGCCTCCAGTCGACTCACGAGCACGTCGTCGCCAACGCCAGCGGAGATGGCGATGAAGACGACGATGACGGACAGACCACGAACACCGGCGGGGACACCCTCGCCGACATGAGCGTCGACGACCTGGCCGGCGCGCTCGCCGACCAGGGCTTCGTCACCGAGGACTCCCTAGAGGACGTCGTCGCGAACGCCCAGCAGCAGAGCGAGAAGGAGCAGCGCGTCGAGCAGATCGTCGCAAACTCCTCCGAGTACGACGAGGACGACAAGAGCGATCTCATGGACACGCCCGAGTCGGTCCTTGCGGACATCGAGGACGGTCTATCGGCGAACGCGACGCTGCCCGGAGCGACCGGCGCGGCCGACCGTGCGAGCGCGAACGCGTCCGGTGGCGACGACGCCGACGAGTACCCTGACGGCACCATCGGGGGTGGTGTCTGATGGCGAAGTCCATCACCGACATCGCGGGCCGCACCTACGGCGAACCGCGGTACAAAGAAGGCGAGGCCGGCAGCGATCTCACGCCCGGCGAGCTGCTCGTCCAGACCGGGATGAACGCCGACGACGAGCCGATCTACGGCGCCGTGTCGACGGTCGACAAGCTGGGCCCGGAGGCGCAGTTCGCGATGGTCCCGTCGACGCCGCCGGCGCGCGACACCTCCGACGCCGACCCCGTCGACCAGACGATCCCCAGCGGGACGCTCGTCGAGGTGCGCGTGTTCACCGCCGGCGAGACCGTGCAGAACGCGCTACTCGCCGCGGGGTCGGACCTCGCCACGGCATCGACCGCGAACGTCTCGCCGGGCGATCGGCTCGGCTCGAACGACGACGGGTCGCTGAAGATCACCACGACCGGCGGCGCCGCGGTTGCCGTCGCTCGCGAAGCAAAGGACAACTCCGGCGCGGCCGCGGGTGAGCGTGCCCGCCTCAACGTGGAAGTGCTCTAATCATGCAGGCTAACACTGGAACGCCGAACGACCTCGAACCGCCGACGCAACTGCACCGTACCGCGCTGTTCGGGCAGACGCCCCAGCAGCGCCAGCAGGCGCGCCAGCAGATTCGCGCCAACTCCGAGCGCGGCCCGTCGTTCTGGAAGACGCTCGACGGCGCGTTCACGATGGGGTACCTCGATCCCCAGCCGCAGGCGAACTCGTCGCCGCGGGCGAACGCCCAGCTCTTCGACTACGACGAGTGGGCCAACCGCTCGGACGAGATCATCGAGGAGGTCGACCTCGAGCTCACGCTCCTGGACGACGCCCTCGGCATCGACACGGTCAACAGTGACCTGTCGTTCACCGTCTACACCGAGCAGGCCGAATCGAACATGCAGACCGAAGCCGAGGTCAGCATAGACGGCCAGGCGAAGGCCGACGAGGACGGCACGGCGACGCTGCCCGTCGGCGTCGCCCAGCCGATCATCCACGTCGACTACTCGATCGGCGCTCGCGACCAGGCGCAGTCCCAGAACATGGGCTCGGACAAGGAGGCCCGGAAGGCCCAGGAGGCCGGCCGCCTCATCCGCGAGAAGGAAGACGAGATCATGCTGAACGGCTGGGGCATCGACATCCAGGGTCCGAACGGCGGCACCTTCTCCGTCGACGGCTACCTGACGACCGACGCCCGGATCACGGGCTCGGCGCCCGGCGCGTGGGAGGCGACTGACGACTCCACGAAGCGGAACGTCCAGGACACCGTCGAGCAGATGGTCGAAGAGCTCGAGACGCTCGGCGCGAACAACGACCGCAACCTGATGCCGCGATCTCGGGGCGTCTACCTCTACTACAACCAGACGCACAACAGCGTGCTGGACAAGGAGGACCCCCGCGGCGATGGCAACCAGTCCATCCGCCAGCGGCTTCAGCAGGATCATCCCTACGTCACGCTGCGCGAGACGCCCTTCATCCCCGAGGGCGAGGCCGTCATGGTCGTGCGGGACTCGCGCGTCATGTCGGTCGTCAACGCCCAGGGCCCGACGAACCTCTCGTGGGAGCCCGGCCCGATGGCGACGAACTACAAGGCGCTCTCGAGCCGCGTGCCGTTCTTCCGATCGACCTACGACGACATCCTCGGCGTCGTCAACTACGACGGGATCTGACGATGACACTCTTCCACAGTGGCGCCGACGACGGCGTCAACGGCGAGGAGGGTGTCGAGCAGATCATCGAGAACCACCCCGACTACGCAGAGTTCGACGAGGAGGGCCGACTCGTGCTCACGCTCGACGATCTCCAGCGCGAAGAAAAGCGAAAGTCACTGCTCTTCGCCGCCGCTGCGGCCATCGAGGCGTCGGAGGAGTACGAACTCGTCACCCAGCCCGAAGTCGAATGGGCGGGGGGTGAGTGATGGCGGATCGCTACCGCTGGGTGGGCGCTCACGCTTACCGCGACCACCGGAACGATCGCGTCATCGAGCCCGGCGAGGAGATCGGCGAGGATGCAGAGCGCATCGCCGCCGCCCATCCGCACGACGTCGAGGAAGTCGACGTCGAAGCGGACGATGCGGACGCCGAGTCGTTCGAGGAGGGGATCGAGACGGTGCGCGATGCCGTCAGCTTCGATCCCAGCGACCACACGAACGACGAGATCGCCGAGCTCGTCGAGGATATCGACAACGCTGACGAACTCCCCGCGATTCGCGAGCTCGAAAAGCACGATCAGAACCGGTCGGGCGCTCTGGACGCGATCGACGAGCGGCTCGACGAACTCGCGTAACCACCTTCTCACAGCACCATGACAGTTAACGCCGCCGACGTCGAGCGGGCACTGGGCACGACCGATCTCTCGACCGAGCAGCTCAAGGCGTTCATCGGTGCCGCTGGCCGGATGTACGACCGCCGGATCGAGGGGAAGTCCGTCGATTCGGACGTCCGTGACGATGTCGTCACCCGGCTGGCCGCCCATCTGGTCACAACCGGGCCAGAGCGCCAGATTAGCTCCGCCGGCGAAGGCGGCGGTCAGGTGTCCTTCGAGGGCGAGACCGGCGAGGGGCTGTCTGCAACGACACACGGCCAGCTGGCCGTGACGCTCGACCCGACGGGGTCGCTCGCCGGCGCCGATAAACCGAGCGCCTCGATCGACGTCCCTGACGCAAAAGGGCTTGACCGATGACCACCTTCGACTTCGACATCCGCGGCGTCGAAGCCCACAAGCGTGAGCTTCAGGACGAAGCTGAGAATTGGGCCAACCCCTCGGGGACGTGGCATGTCGGAACTGCGGTCGAGTACAGCGTCTACCTTGAGTTCGGCACCTCGAAGATGGATCCAAAGCCGTTCTTCCGTCCGGCGTTGGCGGAAGCCGAACGCGATCTCTCGGCGTTCGTCCGCGACAACACCCAGACATCCCTGGAGCAGATCGACGGACCACGAGAGCTCGTCCGCATCATCGCGTTCGCACTCGAACGCCGCGTGAAGGAAATTCTCACCGAGAAGGGGCTGATCGACACCGGCGTGCTCCGCGCATCAGTGTTGGCGGTGCCGTCGTCGCCGAGTTCGCTGCCAGATGCTGAGGACTTCGATTCACCCGAGTCGGGGACGGTGCCAGCAAACGCTGGCCGGGATCTCGTGCAGAGCGACATCGAGGTGAGCGCGTGATGGACCGCGAAAAGATCAGCCGCGACGCAGCGAAGGAACTGATCGACGAGGCTGAGTTCGGCTTCATCGCCGTTGTAGACATCGAACCAAAGGACACGCTGGGACACGTCCCACCGGAAGACCTCGAGTACGAGGCGACTGCCAAGACCTACCGATTTGGCGAGTCCAAGGGGAGTGATCCGAAGTGAGCAACGACCGCATCGGGGACGCGCTCCGACGTGTCCACTCGTCGACGCTCGCGAACACGACGATCGAGGTGTTCGAGCCGACGGTCTCGTACGAGCAGGGCGACGGGTTTGACGTCTCCTACCCCGATACGCCCAGCGCCGAGTACGACGCACGCGTCGATTCACCGTCGGCGTCAAACGATCGCGAGCGCTCTGGGACGACCTCGGAGATCGACGTCATCGTGCGCGTTCGTGACGACACCGGCCAGCAGTGGACGGGGTGGGGTGAGGAGGCTGAGGCACCCGTCCACATCTGCGACACGGCCGACGGAACGCGGTACGAAGTCCAGTCCGTGGTTGATCCGCATAACGGGACGGTGGAACTGGAGGCGATCGAACGATGACGAAGACACGACTTTCTGACAGCGCCGAACAGGTCTTTATCGACGATGCGCTCCTCCCCGACTGGGACCCCAGCGGCGCCGTCGGCTACGACGTCCAGGCAGACCAGGGCACGGAGGCGTTCATCCCGGTCGGCGAGTCCCTCGAGGACGTCGGCGAGACCTACCCTTCGCTGACGGTCCAGCGGACGAACGAGACGGCACCCGGCAGCACTGGCTACAACTTCATCACCGCCGAGGGTCCGGGCCAGGATCGGACTGGCCAGCTGCTCGTCACGGCGCGTGCTGAAGCCAGCCAGGAGGGCTTCACCGGCGACTCGTCCCAGCACGATCCCGTCGACGCGGAGGACCTCGTCGACGAGCTGATCAACGAGGTCGAGGATGTCTGCCTTCGGAACGCCACGCCGCAGGATACCGAGTTCAACGGTCTCGGATCCTACCGCGGCGCCGACGCCCCGAACGACTACGACACGGGCCCGCCGGTGTTCCTCGAGCAGTGCGTGGTACTCTACTCCTGGAGTCGCCTGCCCTGACTCATTCTTGAGACCATGTACATCGAAACCAGCAACGACCAGCTCCAGAGCCTCTACGACAAGGACCTGATGGGCGATCACTACGATCCGCCCGGCGTCGAGTTCTCGACGAACGGCGTCGCGAACGTGGTTGAGGAGGTCGGCGAGCGGCTCGTGGAGCACTACGACGACATCAGTGAGATAGATGAGCCTAAGTGAATCACAAAGCGGCACGACAGCAGAGTCTGGCGCGCTTCCCGGGCGCTACGAGTGGGTTGAAGAGCCCTCGCCCGGAGCAGTACCGACCGATCCCGAGTGGAATCGGTTCTCGGACGTCATCCGGCAGTTCGAGATGGATCCTGGGCCGTCAATCGCCCGGCAGGACAGCCTCGGGACGCCCGATGCGGTCGACCACAACCGCGGGCCCGAAGATCCCGAGGCGACGGTCGGGTACGATCTCCAGCAGTTCTTCGTCGACGGCAGCGGCAACCCCGTCGACGCCTCGGCGTACGGCATCCTGCGGGACCAGTACAACGACCTACTCGGCACGCTGCTCGCCGTCGGCCGCCGTGAGAACGGCGGCGGGAACGACGGCGCCGGTGTGCGTGAGTACAGTGTTGTCCGCGGCGCCGGCGTCGACTCGGTCAGCCCGACGCTCGACCCGTCCGGCGAGCAGCCGATCCTGATGGAGCTGGGACTCACCTGCCGGAAGAACCGCTCCTACAAGATCCACCAGCCTAGCGCGGCGTCGAAGCTGGTCGTCACGTCAACGGAGACCACCGACACGATGGACGTGACGATCGAGAACGAGGATGGAGCTACGACAACGACTGTTTCACTCGACGGTCAGAGCCTCGTTTCCACGACGAGTGAGTTCGGAGACATCGACGCTATCTGGCTCAGCGACAATCCTGAGGGCAACGTCACTGTGTCGATCAACGACGGCACAGAGACAGATCCGACGGAGGGTGCGACTGTCTGTGAACTCACCGGTGGGCTCGAGTACAGCGACGACGACCAGCCCGTCGACGGCGATCGTGGCGTCCCGCCGACCGGTGCGGGGAGCCACGCGAGTGCGATCGGCTCTTCGTTCGAGTTCTTCGTCGGCGACAGGTTCGAGCGGCCCGCCGGCGAGGCTGTCCGGGCTCGGATCAACTCGGCGTCCTGGACGATTGAGAACAACATCAACACGCAGGCGCTGCACAGCACGCGCGCGCCGGCGCTGGACGCCGGCAACCGGGACGTCTCTGTCGACGCTGACGCGGCTGGGCCGTACGTCTCCCACAACTCGATGATGGAGGCGCTTCAGAACGTTCAGCAGAATATCGAACACGAGCTCGGCGGCGGTATCGTCCGGTTCAAGAACGCGACACCGACTGACTCGGCCAGCCGGACTGTCGAGGTTGAGCAGGCGGTTGCATCGATCTCCGAGACGTTCGAAGCGAGCGGAGACCCTGCGATCGAACTGGTGGCTAACTGATGACTGAAACAGAGAACACTCCGTCAATCACGGAAGTAGCGCACGAACGGGGCGGCGATGGCGAACTTCTCGCCGTCACGGAAACGATCGAGATCCACGGCCGGGAGTACGAAGCCGAGATCATCCCCGCGACGACCGGCCAGCGCAACGAGTGGACCCAGCGTCTCGAGAACGAGGACGCCGAGCTCTCTGATGAGCTCACTGCGGAGCTCCTCGACGAGTTCGCCGACCACGATCCCAGCGACTTCGGCGCCAACTCCTGGGACGACGTCCGCCCGGCGGTGACTGACGCGCTCGGGAACGCTATCCTGGCACGGATGTTCGATGCCGAGGACACCGACGAGTTCGTCGAGGCGCTCGAGGAGGTCGGCCAGGGCGCGACCGAGGGAAATCTGGAATGAGCCAGGCCGAGCTCCGGGCGAGTTTCGACGCGTGGCTCCACGCGGAGTGCGGGCTCACGTTTCAAGATGTTGCGGAGTACTCGCCCCAAGAGCTCGCCCGACTGCAGCTCGGATATATGGTTCGCGAACAGCCCCAGCAGCAGGTCGGCGGCCCCGCCAGCGGGACACGCCTCGCCTCGCGGAAACGTGACCTCCAACGCGGCCAGCAGCAGGCCCGCCAGGAGATGTTCGACGAGTTCGGCATCCATAGCTGATCTCACGCACCACGATTCATGCCCGGAAACCCACTCCACGCAGAAGTCACTGCAGATAGTACCGACTACGTCAGCAGCGTCGAGGCCGCGGTCCAGAGCGCGGAACGGCTCGGTGATCAGGCAACCGAGACAGCGGCCGCCATGCATCTCCTTCAGGGCCGGACTGAGAAAGCCGGGAACGAGGCCCTGACCGCAGGAGCGAAAGCAGGCGCCTCGAGCAGCGGATTCAGCTCTCTCGCGGCATCTGCAGCGTCGACGCAAGTATCGTTCAACACACTCAGCGTCGCGACGACTGCGACGCTGATCCCGGCGCTGGCGGCGCTGTCCACGGTGCTGGCCCCGCTGCTGGCCGCGATGGGTGGGTTCGTGACCGTCGCCGGGTCGATCGTCGGCGTCGGCCTTGTAGGGTTCCTCGGCGCCGTTGCGACGAACGGGGATCGACTCAAATCCACGTTCCAAGAGCTGACCTCGACGATCCGGAACCAGTTCGCGCCAGTATTCGACGTCTTCGCTGGCGTCCTCGATCGGTTGATGCAACGCCTCATGGCGATTATTCCCCAGCTGGTCCCGGCCCAGAAGGTCGTCAAGCAGATCGCGGGGCAGTTCGAGCAGCTCGGGCAGGCGATCATCGGCGTCCTCCCGGCGTTCACCGAGCTCGCCGTGCAACTCGCACAGCGGTTCCTCCCACCGTTCGTCGAGTGGACCCAACAGATCTTGCCCAAGATCCCGGGGCTGCTCCAGCGGCTAATCCCGATCATGCAGCAGGTCGGGGCGACGCTCCAGCCACTCGCCGCCGCGTTCCTCGATATGGCCCCGGTGATGACCGAGTTCGGGATGCGGGTCCTGAACATCATCGTCCCGGCCCTCACGACGTCGGCCCGCTGGTTCAACCGCGCGATGGAGGCAGTCAACGGCCTACGGAAGCAGGTGGCTGGCGTTGTGACGTCGCTCACGCTCGCTGCCCCCGTCATCGCGAAGGCGGGCCTCGCCCTGGCTGGGCTGAGCAACCCGGCAACCGCAGCGGCCCTTGCGGTCGGGGCGCTCGGCACAGCCTTCGCGACGAACTTCGGCGGCATCCGGACGACGATCATGAACGCTGTCCGAGCCATGCAGCAGTTCGTGGCGTCGCTCCGGCTCGGGCAGATCGTCCAGGCGGTCGGCGTGGTGCGGAACCTCCGCGGTGCGTTCCGACAGCTCCAGGGCGTGGTGAACATGTTCGTCAGCGGGATTCAACCCGCGATCAACCGGTTCGTCACGACCCTCAAGCAGAACCGGCCCGCGATCCGCGGGTTCTTCCGGGAGATCTCTCAGAGCGTCAACGGCGTGGTGGACATCTTCCGGACGGTCTTTCTGCCGGCGATCCAGACCGTGCTTCAGAACGTCACGATCCCGCTCATCAACCGCTTCTCGAAGGTCTTCGCGCAGCACTTCGGGACGGTGCTCCGCACGGCCACCACGACGATCGACGGCATCCAGTCCGTGTTCCGGTCGTTCGGAACCGTGGTCTCGAGCACGATCACGACGGTGCAGGCGACGCTCAGGCCGCTCATCACGTGGCTTCGGTCGACCTTTGGCAGCGAGATTCGGATCGTGTTCAACGAAATCGGCCGCACGCTCACGGTCTGGACAAACACGGTATCCCAAGTCATCACCCGCGTTCGCGGTGCGCTGCAGCCATTCGTGACGTGGATCCGGGGCAAGTTCCGCGGCGCTATCCAGACCGCACTCAACCTGGTGCGGGCAGCGTGGAACCGCTTCGGCGACGAGATCGTGGCCGTGGTCCGGTTCGCGTTTAGCACGGTCCGCGGCGTCATCGAGACGACCATGGACGTGATTCGGACGGGGACCGTGGCGACGCTCCGGCTCTTGCGTGGCGACTTTAGTGGCGCCTTCGACGCCATCGCAAACCTCGTCCGAAACACGCTCTCCGGCCTCCGGTCCTACGTCTCGACGTGGGGCGGCAAGCTCAAAAGCGCGGTATCGTCGGCGGTCGACAACGCCAAGACCGCAATCACGAACGGGTTTGACGAGGCCGTGGGCGCAGGGAAGGATGCTCTCAACGGCCTCCTCGACTGGCTCAGAAACAAGTGGGATATCGCAACCTCACTTGGCAGCGCCTTCGATGGAGCCGGTGACGCTGCCGCGAATGCGTTCAAGGACGCGTTCAACGCTGCTATCCCCGATTCGATCGGTATCCCATCGAAGACGATTGAAACACCCGCTGGTGACGCAACGATCGGCGGCGGCTCGATCAGTCTCCCGCAGCTGGACACGGGCGGCTACATCGAGGAGGACGGGATCGCCCAGCTCCACGCTGGCGAGCGCGTCGTCCCGGCCGCGCAGGTCTCGGACCGAGGCTCCGCCCCGGTCACTGTCGAGAAAACAGTTGACCGCGGAACTGACCGCGGTGGCGAGATCGTCGAGAAACTCGACGAACTCACCCGTGCCGTCGGGGCCCTCGAGCAAGGCGATGTCCGGCAGAAGGACGTCCTCCGGGCGCTCGACGTGGCTGAAGACCGCTACAGCGGGCGGGGTTCCTAACCCATGTCTGCGAGTGACCTGACGCTCCGGATCGAGCACCAGGACGGGACGACCAGCAAATTGGTCGTCCCGACTCCGGTCGCGATCGAGGATAACCAGACGACGCTGGCCTCGATCACCATCGAGGACGCCCTCGACAAAGTGGCCAGCTGCGAGGCTGCCGTCTACCGGGATAGCTGGCTGGATGTGCTCGCAGATGTCGACCGGCGGAATGACCAGCTGTTCGTCGTCGATTCCTCCGGCACCGACATCTTCGGCGGGCGGCTCGACGACTGGCAGTTCAGCGGCTCCATGGTGTCGGTCCTCATCGACTCCTTCGAGCGAGACATGCTCGATGCCACGCCGCCGGCCTCGACGTCCTGGACGGAGACTGCGGACGAGGTGATCGCGGGGGACATCATTAGCCTCGTGAATGCGCCGATCGCTGCGGGCACTGTCGAGAGTGCGCTCGGGACGCTCGATTACTCCGCCGAGCACATCTCCCCGGGGTCGATGCTCCGGGAGCTCACCGGCTCGACGGGCGCAGACCTCCGGTATCTCCCGGACGGGACCGTGGACTACCTCAGCCGGCGCGGGACGGACCGCTCCGAGACGATCTCGCCGTCGACCGGCGCCGTCATCAAGGATCCGCGCATCCGGCAGACGCTCCGCGAGGAGGTCACCGACGTCCGAGTGGTGTCCCAGTCGGATTCGACCATCTACGAGGAGGCAGAGGCGATCCAGACCGACGCGGACAACCGCGAGGTCTGGCACGTCGACAAGATCCGGTCGACCAGCACGTCACGGCTGCAGGCGCGGGCGACCAGGTTGGCCAACGAGTTCGCTGCTGCGCCGAAGTACCTCGAGGTCGAGACGACGTTGGATCCGAGCATGCTGTCGACGACGCCACAGGTGGGCGACCGCTATCCTGTGGAGTTGCCGGCGTACGGGCTCAACGACACCCTCCGCGTGATCGAGCGCGACCGCATCATCGATAAGGCGGGCGACGTCGTGAACGTCCTGCTATCGAACCGGTCGCTGACGCTCAGGAATCGGTAACGATCAACAGCGAGACAGACACAGAGATCAATGTCAGACTTCAACGGATACGGCTACGAAGACCTCCGAACCGCCGTCACGACACGATGGTCGCACATCGCGCTCGTCGACGACGCGGGGAACGAGGTGACGCGCATCGACATCGCGAACGACTCCCGGGCGTCGTGGGGCGACCCGTCGACGAACCCGGTCGACCTCTCCGTGACGATCACGGGAGCCGACTCGGATATCCCGACGCCGACCGAGTTCTCCGGCTCGTCCCTGCATACGAGCGCCAGCTCGTCGGCGACGCACGACGACAATTTCGAGGGCGCGAACGTGATCATCGACTCGAACGACCAGCTCGAGCTAACTCACTCGGTCGAACTCCCGCAGGTGTAACTCATGGCTGAAGATCCTCCAGAGACTCCGAACTACGGCTTCCCGCTCATGTCGCAGGCGACCGACGATTACGTCGACCTGTGGCATCTGATCCTCGAGGACGGGAGCAGCGAGACGAATAACGACGGGCTGATCGTTCCGCTCGACACGATCCTCGACTCAATCGAGGCTGACCTCGCGAATCACGAAAACGCGACGTCGGCGCACGGATCAAACGGCGACGTCGCGGGGATGAACGACCTCTATACGGACGCCGAGGCACGCTCGGCGATCGAGGCCGGCGACGTCAATCACGTCAAGTTAGCGGATATCGAGGACGTCGCGGACGGGCAGATCGGCCGGGACAATTCGATCGGCTTTCTCGGTGCGTGGGGAGGAAACACGCAGGCGGTCCTTTGGGACGCGCACAACGTGCAGGCAGGGAGTAACATCTCTGTCTCCGGCGGCGTCGGTGGTGAGTCGAACCCGCAAATCGATGTATCACCACAGGGCGAGAATAGTGGACTCGACGCCGACACCGTCCGGGGCACGGTACCGAAAAACATCGCTGCACAGGCTCCCGGCGAGCTGACAGAGTATAGCGCGAGCGGCGAAAGCATGAGTTCAATCACTATCGCCGACATTACCGCGTCTGGAGTAATGAGCTCTGGGTTCTGTATGGTCGACGGTTCGGGGTATCAAGTTGATATTACTTGGGATGGGAACACACTCACGTTCAATAGTCCATATAGCCAGTATTTCGCCGGATCAGACTCTTACGATTATAATTTCATCCTGCCTCCGGTGGAGTTCGATAGTAGCCTAAAAGTTGAGATCTATACAACCGACACAACGAGCGATAACCTGTACGGTACCGTGTGGGTGCACAACCGATGAGCATGACAATCGCAATATACGATACGTCGACGGGAGTAGTGCAGCGCGTCGTAAGGAACGCATCCGACCCGACCCGTCAGAACATCGCGAACAACGAGGCGATGGTGACGAGCGACGACGTCGATATCCCCGATGGCGTCGCGGAAATGGTGTACGACCCGGATGCAGAGTCGTTCAACGAGCGCGACGTCGAGACGACAGTTTCGTCGGTCAATCGAGACCTCGTCTCCGACGATACTCGTGTTGCACTCGGCAACGCACGAGACGATCTCGCCGCGGCTCGCGACGCCGGCGACGTCGAGGGAGAGGTCGCCGCGCTCGAGACGATCGTCGACGAGCTCCTCGACGTCGTCACGGGCGACAGTCTCGCGACGATCGACGACGAGGTGTAACGCATGACGGGATACGCCGGCTGGGGCCGGAAGGCGTGGGGCGCCGGCTCATGGGGCGACGATCCGCACCTGGAGGTGACGATCGTCGGGACGAACTCGCCGGTCGAGGCGGGGCAACAGCTCGAGGTCGACGTCGAGGTCGAGAACCTCGGCGGCGCCGGCGAGGGAGACGTCGAGCTGACTGTCGAGGAACAGTAAGATGCCGACGGTCGACTCCGCGACGGTCACGCTCGATCATGGCGGGACCGACTCGCTCACTCTCAACTGGTCGACGTCGACCGACGACAAAGGCGACTGGACAGCCACGGCCAACGACCCGGTTGGAGGGTCAGATTCGACGAGCGTCTTGGTCGTTGAGACACACACACGGACGACGACGGCCGTCTCTCCCGGCGGCGACGCGGTCGTCACACGCGTCCTGGACGGCGCTCGATCGACGCTCGCGAGCGGCGCCGGCGACGCCTCGATCACGCGGACAGTCGACGCCTCCAGGTCGACGTCGGCGTCGGGGAGCGGCGCGGCGTCAGTCACGCGGGCGCTCGACGCGGTACGGACGACAGCGGCTGTCTCTCCTGGCGGCGACGCCACGATCACGCGGACGGCCACGTCGACCCGGACGACGATCGCGCGCTCGCCCGGCGGAGACGCAGTTGTCGTGTGGACAGCTCCGACAGCCTGGTCGCTGCCGACGTCGACCGCCCGAGAGCGCACCGTCTTGGTGACTCCCACGACGGTCGACTCGGATCACGACCAGCTCTCGCTGTCAGCAGAGGTCGCCGTGCTGAAAGTCGACGCGCTCGATTTCTACCAGCCGGGAGATGTTGATAAGCAGGAGGGCGCCTTTGGCACGTTCCGGCGGATCCCTCGCGATGGGCACGATCCCATTCAGATCGACGCCCCGGACGAGTTTTCACCGCCGTTCGACGATCGTCGCGTCGTTCCCGAGGGGTTCAGTGCCAACGAAGTCGCTCCACGCCGCTACGAGCTGCAGTTGGATCTCGGCCTCGAGGAACCACGTCCGCGCGAACCACTCCGGCGGGATGCCGCCTCTGAGCTCGTTGACAGTCTCACCTCGACTGTCGAGGCGGGTGCAACGGAGTCGGTCACGCTCACCTGGACGCCGGATGGATCAGAGATAGGTGACTGGCTCGCGACCGTCACGTCGCCAGATGCGTCCGCTGAGGAGTTGGTCACGGTCAGCGATTCGCCTTGGACGCTGGCGTTCCCAATCGCGACGCTTGGGCTGACGAGAGGGCAGGTCCATCCGATCGAGCGGAGCGTCGAGTCCGGGGTGGCTGGCGTGGCACTCGAACTCCGAGTCGATGCCCAGCAGATGGCGACGATCTTCGCTGCGGGGAGCCGTGTCGAGGCCGTCCAGGTCCGGAGTGTGCCCGACGCCGGGAACATCGTCGTCGACACGCTCCCGAACGAGGAGCTCACGTGCACTCTCGCGGCGCCGGCGGACAGCGACGTCGAGAGCGGGACCTATATCGTCAGTTCCTGGTCGATGACGCGGGGCGGGGATGGCCGACTACCGTACGATGTCGATCTCGAATTACTATCGGCCTGACTCTTTTACAATCTGATACAACTCAGCTATACGATATGCAGACTCAGCAGCCTTACTCAAGTTCACCGTCCCGCTCGAGGAGCTTCCGGAGGACAAGCCCATCGAGTTGGAACAGCTTCTCGCTGATCTCGTTGTCTTCGTTCAGCTGGTACCGGGTGCTCGCTCCCGTCTCCCGGGCCTCCTCGATGATCCCGAGGTCTTGGAGGTACTCGAGGTGATCGTAGACCGTGCTGCGGGCGACGCCGGCCTGTCGGGCGGCTTCGCTCACTGATAGGTCCCGGCCCTGCTCGTCGACGAACACGCTGATGAGCTTCGTTCGGCCTGGTTTTCCAAAGAGTTCGACCAGTGGCGTCCCCTCCGCGAATGCCTCGTCTGCCTCGGTGACTCCCATATCTTGACTCTCGTACTACTACTACTAAAGCGTTGTCTTGTCACAACACACCTGTAGTATTGGAGCAACATGTTTAAGTATGTGTGGTCTCAATACAACAGTATAGGAGAAATGGAAGACCAAGAAATCCGAAATCGTATCGTGCGCAAGATGCTCAGAAAGCGGGTTGTCGGAAATCACAAGAAGCAGATTGACTCGGTCGTCAACATGGCGCTCCCGTCCCACGAACAGGGCCGCGGGAAAACGCTCATCGAAGAGATGGTAACCGACGCCGACGCCCCGATTGAAGCCTACGGCGGTGGCCACCGCGAAAACGTCCGACTCTCGGGCGTTGACAACGCGGTCGACTACCTCAAATCCAACGGCGGCGACGTGCCGTTCGGGTTCGGGTAGTCCTCTGCCATCGTCATTCAGCGGTTCGTCGCGATCGGCCAGTTCCTGCTGTGGTTCTGAGCGGGATGGTACGTAGTTACTGAGTCTTTTAGGCAAAAGACACAGTAAACCGCAAGTAAGCGGATATACGCCGTTCAGTGTGGTTAGGCGCCCGCGAACTGATGATTCTCGCCACGAATACCCGGTCCGAGGCCGTGGAATTGCGGAAAACACCCCGTCGTTTCCGCTGAAACTGTTTCTATAAACCGCCATTCGATATATGGATTGGCGTTCAGAATGTAGTTAGCCGTCATCGCGCTCCCACGAACCGCGATTGTCCACTTCTAATCCGACCTTCGCTTTGCTGTCGTTCCAGCCAAATTTTGCAGCAATCGACCGAGAGTTCGGATGGGCGTCGTCGCGGGCGGCGTCGTACCAATCCATCGTCAGCGTCTCGTCGACGCGCTCGGCGACCTCGCGGAGCGCATCGAGCGCCGCCGCCTCAGTTAGATCATCCGTTCGCGGTTGTGTGTCGACCCGGGCGTCGGCTTTGATGTCGGTCCAGCGAAACCGGTTCGTGATCGTCTCGCCGGCCGGATGACTGTCGTCGCGGTGCTTGTCGTAGGTCCGCTTCGAGAGTAACTGGTCGCCGACCCGCTCGTCGACAGTACGGATAGCGTCAAGGATCTCTTGCCTGCTGTAGTTCGGCGGCACTCCCTGCGGATCATCGGCCGTGTGAGAATCGTCGGCCTTGGCCGGGACGCTGGCAACCCGCAACGCGTCGTCCCAGTCCCCGCCCCCGAGCGTATCGCTGATAGTCCTGGGCGTGAGGCCGCCGAGTGCATCGCGGAACAGAACAGGCGATAGATCACCGCGCCCGACATCGAGTGCATCCGCGAGCGCCTGAAGGAGTGCGCCGTATCGATCAGCCGGCGCCATATCGTGTGTCAGCACAGGATCACCGTCGTCCGCGCTGGCCTTCAGCGACCGATAGACCGGCTGTTGGCAGGCCCATTTGTACGCGACGCCCGGCAGCGGCTCGCCGATCGTGTCGAGGAACGCTACAGCATCCACGCCCCGGAGGGTAACGCGCCCCCCGCCGACCGCCGGGGTAAGGTCGCCAGGAACGTCGCGAAGGACGCGGGCGATCGTCGAAGCGCGGCGCTCGTCGACGGCGCGGAACTGGATCTGGAACCCTCCGAATGAAAGCCCGCCGTCGCAGGCGTACCACACTCGCATCGAACGCTGGTTCGGTTCCCACGATGTCGGCGGGGCGACGACGTCGTCGGACCACCACTCGCGGTAGTCGTTTAGGCCCGGAT